TTAGCGGTGGTGCTTGTAGCAGAATTCAAGGCCGACTTCAGCTTCTCGGAGGAGTTCTTCCTTCTCGACTGCCAGTCGCTGAAATTCAAGACACTTTCCAGCGGAAGGATTTTTGGCTGCTCTTCTTTCAAGTTCGGACAGTTGGTCGCGCATCCTGCTAAGCTCGTTCCGATGAGCAGACTCAGCAATCCGTAACTCAGAAAGCGCCACTGCATCATTAGTCTGTTTGAGCCGGAAACCTTGAATCGTGCTTTTGAGAACTTGAATTTCAAGCCTTGCATTTTTTAATTCCTCCGATTCTCGCCCCTGCTGGACTCCAATCCAATAGGAAAAAACAAGAGCGGCACAAGCCACCCCGATTTTCAGAACATTGATTAGGTTCATTTACCATTCCACCTCCTGTGCGGCCCAAGGTCTACATGAACAAACGTCGGATAGAAACCCACACCACCGGTGCACCTCCGGTTTGCAATGATTTTTAATCGGCCTAGAGCCTTGTTCCATTTATCCGGATCTCTGTAACGGGTCGGCCGAATGTCTGCTGCCTGCCCTTTAACATGAAACGAATTCGGTGCGCCTCCGATTTTCCGATTATGTTCCGGACTTCTGTAACCGGAATTGATATAAATCGGCTCTCCAAAATCAGCGCGGATTTCCTCTAGCAAAAAATAAAGGCCCGGATCGACAACCTCGGGCCACGGACTGGGTTTGCCATCCTTGGAGGCAAATTCCTTGGGTTTAAAGTGCTCACTCATTTCAAATTCTCCATCCCGTGCTTCTCATAGAGTTCGTGAATGAGTTTTGTGTTGTTCTGAATAGCTTGCTCATTTGCCCAAATTCCTTTTTTAATATCGTCAAAAATGACGTTGCGCTCACAGTAATACCACCCTAGAAGAAATCCAAAACAAATCGCGATCGCGATGGCAGCGGATCGGCATAGGCGTATTGCCCATTCATTTAAGAAGACGCTCATGATTTAGCTCCTAATCTGTTGTCTAAAAATTTTTTGATGTAATAAGCGATGATCCTGACTCCAAGGTAAGCAGCCATGAAAGAAATTCCGACTGCGGCCAGCTCATTGACGCCGTATCCCTCAAGAATCCAAAAGACACCGATGGCCGTGACACCTCCGGACAATGCTTCCCAGATTGCCTCAAATGCCGAAAACTCAATCGGTCTCTCCTTGCGTTTTTCTCTCCAGTCATCGACGTAGCGAAGAAGCCCAGCGATTAAACCGAGCCCACCAACGCAGGCGATGAGAGTGTTTATAAGGTCTGTGTGTTTAATCACGATTTCACCTACAAGAATGGTGTTTATTTAAGAAAGGTCTGATGTGCATGATCAATTGTTAAATTGTGCTTTTAACCTTCTTTTTTGCTAAAAGAAAGATTTTTATGAAAAAGTCTTCTTTCACCGATAGCAAAATAAAACAACTAAGCCCCGCCAAGAAACGTTATTCACTGACCGTTGACACCGGACTGTCCATTAGAGTCATGCCGTCCGGTGTCAAATCATGGGTTGTTCGGATTCCTTTTAACAACAGGGTATCTGACATAACGCTCGGACATTTCCCTGAAATCGGAAAACGCCAGGCGTGCCAGCTTGCCAAACGGGAAAGGCAAAAATATGAACTTAAAGCCCCAAACGGATATACATTCCAAGATGCCTATTGCCTCTGGAAAAGCCTGAAACGAGGAGAAATCGTCAGTTATCAATCCGAGAAGCAGCGACTGGATAAATATGTTGTTTCCGCTTTGGCAAGGAAGCAGCTTGACGATATCACGGCGCCCACGATTATCCGATTGCTCAAACCTATCGAACAGTCAGGGAAACGTGCCACCGCAAAACGATGCCTGATGAGAATCAGAGAAATATTCGATCTTGCAGTCTGCGCCGGATATGTTCTCCACAACCCCATAGCGGGAGTCAGCAGGTTATTCAAAGCCCCCAAGAAAACTCCGCGACCCTCACTCCCTTGGTGTGAGTTGCCTGCCGTCATTGACGTCATCTGCCAGAATGCAAACAAGCATCTTCAGTTGATTTTTTTCTTTTCTCTTTACTCAATGCTGCGTCCGGGAGAAGTCGTAAAACTGCGGTGGGACTGGATTAAACAAGATTGTCTAACAATTCCGGCTGAACACATGAAAATGAAAAGACTGCACAGAGTGCCTCTTACTGCCTATGCTCTTTCATTGCTCAATGAGGCAAAAAATACTTCAAAGCACAAGAGATCCAGCTATGTTTTTCCTGGACAAAAATCATCCAAACATGCGAACAGTCAAATACTGACCAACTTCATGAGACAGAATTCGTTTTTCAAGAACCGACTGGTTCCGCACGGGCTACGATCAATCGCCCGATCCTGGATGGCCGATCACAATGTTTCATATGAAGTTGCCGAAGCCTGCCTGGCTCACATTGTAGGAAGCAGTGTATCCAGAGCTTACCAACGAAGTGACTTTTTCGAAGCCAGGATTCAAATTCACAAACAATGGGACGGCTTCATTCAGGACTGTGCTCGGAGTTCTCAACCAATCAGCCCAAAGGCTGATCCCACCGAAATTCCGAACACTGCGCAGAATTAAATCTTCTTGTGCCCGGCTCACCACCTTTTCATGCCTCGTAAGGGACGGTCCAAAGAGCGGTTTGTGCATCCCCTGCCAGCCGCAGTGCCCTCGATAACTGTCGTACGGTTACCGTTGCAACAGTATTGTCCGATAGTACCCAAGTGCGAGTTTCCGTATCTAGATCGACACCCTCGGCGATAGCTGCGGCAATTGTCCTGCCCATGCGAGTCTGAGCAATCTCATCGCCGTCAAAAACCATTCCGTCAACTTCTACCGTAATCGTGGAAACAGCTTCGGCTCGTTCGGCTTTTGCCAGCTCCAAGGCTGCGGCGCCCTTTTCTTCCTCCGTCGGCTCAGGAGGAACATACGGAGCAAAAGTTCCGTCGGAATTTCTGACATATTCCTTCCCGTCAACATTGCCGATCAGAAGTTGATATTCAGTTTCAGAAACTGCGAGGAAACCGTCTGCCAGCAGTTCATTAATCTGAGCATCGGTTTTCTCTTCTCTGACGTATGTATCGGTACGTCTGCCGTTTTCATCAAATTTAATCAAGTAATTCATATGATTCTCCTAAAAATTAGACACGTGATAATTCCACCGGGTTTACGATTCAGTGGGGAGCAGGTACCGCGAACACCTATACCCAACTGCCTAGAAACTTTACCCGCGCTTGTAGAGCGGTAGGTTCCTCCCATACCGCCCCGAGTACGGATAACTGCATATTCAATGAGTTAAGTAATACCCACGTCAAATTTGGAGAATACGGGTATAACGTAACGTATTCTTATATCGCAATTGGGTTTAGCTAGTCACGTGATAACTCCACAGGTTTCACAATCGTCTGGGGTGTTGTCTCGGGAACTATCTCCAGTAAGCCCTCAGCCTCCTTTGCACGCACCTTAAAATCTGTTTACGGAGCGCAGGTTTCAAAAGCATCGTATTTAGGGAACGCTTATGCGGTCAGCATAGAAAGTATTTCAACTTCGGCTATACAGGTTTTTGGCTACAGTCTCGGATCCGGAAACGTAAATTACGTTGTTTTTGGTTTTAGCTAAAACCAATTGCAATCCACGTCCAAGAAAAAGCTCCAGATCGAATAAGAGTTTTTGTAAATCCCGTATTTGACCAACTTTTAATGTTGTCAACGTCACTTGAAACTGATGAGTACCAAGGCGCTGATGCTACGGAACGAACAGAACTGAATGATCTCGGAAATGCTACCCATGTGTTGTCTCCAGAAGTACCCCACTGAATCGTGAAACCTGTGGAGTTATCACGTGCTACGAAAATCCCGTGGCTAACCAATGCGTTCCGACGGCAGTGGTTATAGTAAATCCGGTGGTCGACAGGTTAGCAAAGGCGCTCCCTGCAGTTACTTTCGTTGAGCTGCTCATTCCTGTTAACACTACACGTACAGAAGCAAACGAGCGGGGAAACGTGACCAAGGCGGTGCCTTCTGCATTATAGACACCCCACTGTATTGTGAAACCCGTGGAATTATCACGTGCCCATCCATTAGTTCCATTAGAAACTGACCAATTGGAAGAGTTAGTTGTAACAGTATCCTGAGTGGTGATAGTAAAAGTTGTTCCATTGCCACGGGTAAACGTAATCGTTCGGCCGTTTACACTGACGTTTTTGATGTAGGTCGTGTTAATTTGCTGGCCAGCACTATCCTGAGTTGCTTTGGTTGCCGACGTCGCAGATCCCGCAGAGGCTGCATAGTCTGCGTTTGTAATAGTTCCTGTAATCTTACCGGACATGGTCCCGCCGGTTAGTGGTAGACACACTCCCGCGTCCTCTTTACCGCTCATCTCGACTTTAGTCGCATAGGTTGCCGTTATCTCATTGCCGTCCTTATCGGTTTTGGCCGCTTCAGCCACATCAACATAAGGAATCAGATATTTTCCCGTGGTCGGGTCTTTAAGAAGTGCTCTTATCGCATCTGCTGTTATTGACATAATTTTTCCTCATCGATTACGAGTTGAACGCCATCCTGTTCAACGACAACGTCGTATGTAATTAAACCTTCTAGGGCCCTTTTGAGCCCTTTCGGAGTTACGGCACGAGATGCATCCTCGCCTGCCAATGTTTCGTCCGCCGTAGCCAACTCCACCGTCCCATGGATTTCAACGGTAGCTTTTGGAGGCCTCAAATCGTTTAATTGCTCTTCTGTAAAGTCTGAGAAAACAAACGGATCGCCCTTATCCCCTTTGTCACCTTTGGGAATGCCGAACTTAAATAAGGGATTCTCATCAGTACCGCTTTTGTCTACCGTAGGCTGCTGACCCGCTTCAAGAGGAACAACTTCAACCTCGATGTCAGGAGTTAGCCCCGTCGGTCCGACATCCCCGAAGACAGCAAGAACCGGACCCAAAACAATCTCTGTACCGTTCGATTCCAGCAGTTCGAAGACCTCTCCGTTTCGGTTGATGATGTGATCACCAACTTTTGCGTTGCTGTTAGGAGTTAATGCAGCCATGAGGTTCGTCCCTTCATGAGCATCAGCAAGCCAGCGCATGGAGTAACCGGCAGAATTGACCAGCTCTTCCACTTGATTTTTAGTTAACCGAATCGCATCCAAAATCTCTTGTGCCTGAAGCTTTACTAAGTTAACCTGTTCCCCGCCTTTAGCATCCAACGCAGCAATAAGAGTCTCAAGTTTTGCCTCCAGCTCAGCCGTCTTTTGCTCAATTTCTTCCTGAGAAGCCTCTGTAGCCGCATTAACTGCTGCGACTTGGGCCTCTCCGGCCTCTCGAACCTGGGCAACCTTTGAATCTGCTTCAGCCTGCGCCGCTTCAGCAAACTCCTTGGCTTTTTCGGCCCAGTCCTGAGCGTCCCCTGCAAATCCTTCGGCTTTGAATGCCCGCTGCCTAAAGTCTTCAAAGATGTCTGCCAACTGATGAAGGTTATTCTCATCCGGCTCGATTCCCGCACCTTCGATCACATTCATGAATTCTTCTGTAATCATATGGTGCCAGTAGGAGCCTAACGTTGTCGGCAGCCCTTTTTCGTTTTTATCTCCGTCCTGAGGATATCCGTAGGACGGATTTTTAGGCGGCAGCGGCGGAGTATCCGATGCATTTGCGTAATAAAGTCTTTTCATTACTTGTTCCTGTTCATGCATTAAAAAAGCCCCTTTCGGAGCTTGTTAAATATGAATGTATACGGGGACCCTGCTGGCAGGAGGCTGTATGTGATTAGTGCGGCCATAGACAGGAGAACAGCGATTCGCATTAAAGTCAATCCTGAAATGTTGGTCATGAGACCCGGATCTTGAACCTTGATTGTCACGCGTATACGTTCTCCAAAAAGCGCCTGACACCATGCTCGTATCATTGTCGTACGCATTGAAGTCGCCTATGGTTCCCAAAATTGGAGGCGCCCCTGAATCAATATATTGCCCCACTCCCCAGTTGGAGCCCCACAGCACTCGGTCTAATAGGTACGGCACGTTAAAAGTGGTCGAACCGTTGCCTGCTCCCCACGTCGTGCCAATGGCCCGAAACAGACTCGCGAAACCGGATCGGCTGACCGCTCTTCCATCACAAAGTATCCAATTGGGACTATTGATAAAACAACCGGCGTAGATAATGAAGCCCGGAGGAAAGGTTTCAAATTTATCCACCCTATCTGTGACGCCTTTTAACACGGTATTTATTTTTGCCTCTAACTTAGTCAGTCTTGCCTCAATACTCTGATTAAGCTGGTCAAGCGTGTTTTTATTCGGCTTAATTCCTCCTCCGACAATTGCATTCCTGATTTCTTCGGTTACCGCGTTATACCAAGGGGCTTTAGGAACCGTAGCGAGCTGTCCGCCCGTGCTCGACCCGTCTGTCGGATAACCTAAAGGCGCATCCTCTGCAAATTTTGGTTCGACCTGAACCACTCTAGCTCCGTATGCTCTGTCCATTTTCTTGTTCCTTAAAATCCCAATAACCAAAATAAAGTGTCGTGTGCGCCGGTGCGTACCGTCTGATCAGACACTCAATCACTGAGTCTCCCCACCAAGCTAAAGCCTCTTTTGTTTCCCCGGTTACCTCGTGCCACTGCAGTGTATTGTTTGAACCTCCGATGACGTTGACGCGCCATGTGTGCGGCCAAATGTTGTCAGCCAGAACATCGTTAACCCGGCTCATTACGTTGTAGCCACTGAATTCATCAATCACTATGAGGTAGCCGAACATCGCGGCCAAATCTATAAAGAATTGAGGCGTCTGGGAACCTACCGTGGTCATTTTCCAAATCAAGAGACGCCGCAGCGTGTTGATGTCTGTTGCACCCCACAGCTTTAAGCACTCATCAGGCAGTCCCCATTCTTCAAGCCACTCAGGAAAGGTTTCGATTGCAAAACGAGGGTCCGCCTCTGTAATAAGCGCGTTTGCTCTGGAGTCGATCCTAGCCAGCTCGATCGCCCAAACTTCAAACATCATGGCGTACAGACTGGTTGAATCCCCTCTCGGCCATACGGGGCCGGGAGGCAGAAGCTCTTTGAGCATCCCTACATATTCGTTTGCCGTTACTGCCATGTGATCTCTCCCAATGTCAGCAGCTCATTGTTACTGTCGGGAATCGGGTCGGAGGTTGGAGAGGTAACTGTATGATCTTCTTCACCTAACGCAGCACTAATAGCCGCTCGGATATGCGACAAATAAATTCGTTGTCCGGGAACCCCTTCTCTGGCAAATAAGTCCTTGAGCTCTTGCTTTACGGCTTCTCTGACTTCAGCATCATCAGGAAGCAGGCCGGCAATAACAATGTTGACTGCCTTAATCTCCGGAGCTCTGACATAGAGGTGAGCCGTCACAGGACGCAGCTTGTCGATATGTTCAAATACCTTATCCCGCATAGCCTTATCGGGGATGATCTCGGCCATGCCGTCACAAACAAATCGGACGGTAACGGTGCCCTCGCCTTCTTCTTTAGGGAATGCCCAAGCTCGGGTTACGCCCGGCACTGCTAACGCCCACTGAACATAGTCAGATTCCGTTCCGCCGTGAGGTGTCTCCCTGACGCGGGAGAGAAGACGTGCTCTGAGGCTGTCGTCGGTCTCAGCCTCGCTTCCGCCTCCGAGTTTAACAATCGTAACTTCGCTAAAAACACCCACAATCGGAGAAACCAGCGTCAGCACATCTTCTTCCAACTGGTTGCCGGAAGTTCCCTCGTTTAAGGCTTCAACTGCGGCCGTCCCATCTGAAGAGACAGGCCCTACGGTCTTGTACTGCACTCCGTCATCAGACTGCAAAATCGTCCCTTCCGGAACATTGATGAGTTCTCCGGAAAAACGAAAAACAATCTCTCCAGAAGCTTTCGTAGCTTTCTTCCTGGCTAAACCGTAAATGGAGGCCCAGCGATCCAAATAGTCACTTTCTGCCGTATCAAAAAACTGCTGCCGATTTAAATACTCGATATAGCCGTACAGAGAGTGAGCAGCTCCGGCCAAAACTCTGTCAAAGACTCTCGCATTGGAGCGCCTCATCTGCGGGACGGACAATCTGCTCTGAGTATCCCCGTCGAGTCTTTCTATGATTTCTTTTAGTGTCGGACGTTCAAAACTCATAATTTGCTCCACACATCAACAAATCGGGCGGTAAGTGTTTTTTGATCGGGACGAATAATCTCAATCAGTAAGTTAAGGCGATCCACTCCGTCCAGTTCTGCCCTCGCCGTCACTTCCTCAGCAATGCGGTCTTCAACCATCCACTGGAGGGCTTCCTGAGCGTATTCTTCGGCCAAAGCAAGCGTTTCGGTAGTGAGAGTTGAGCGCATCAGCAGCCAGAGCCTCGAACCGAATTTGTCTCCTTCCTCAGAGAAGGAATCCGCCCACCAACCCATCTTGGATTCTGTCGGCCTCTCGTCATCGTCCTCGGCTCTGGCCCAAGAAAAAAGGCTGTTTACCACAGCCCTTGCTAAATCGTCCTTGGCAAAATCCGTTAGGGTTGCCTCGGCGCCGTTTAAATAAAATTGCATAGCTTGATCCAAAGGAATGCCGAAACGCAGGCCAACAAAGATATTGCGATAACCCACACGAAAAACACAAACGCCCAAGCCAAAGCTTTCCCATAAGGAGGCAAATCTCTATTACTCATGAACATAAGAGTCCCTTTACTAACCTTTGCTATAATCTTCATAAGAACTGGCCATCCTTGTTCAACTAAAAAGCCCGCTTGAGTTCGCTGCTCAAGCGGGCTTAACTTTTTGCGTTCCGCATTACATCTTTTGATCCGGAGAAGTTCCGCCGTTATGCGTATGGCCGTTGTAGATACTGCGCATGCCGGTCATGGAGTAGTCGCCTCCTTTATCTTTGATATCTCCTTTGGCTACGATATTGCCTCCGACCTCAAGATCGCCCGTGCACTTTGTCAAAGGAGCATCTACTGTCACCGAGGCCGATGTTTTTACCGTTACCGGACTGGAGACACCTTCTACCCTGATTCCGTTTCGGGAGAGATAGACTTTCCTCCCCAAGTCATCAAAAACACAAACTTCTCCGTCCTTCAAATCAGTGGGACGGTAACGACGATCGGCAACAACCACCGCCAGAGTCTGATCCCGGTCTCCGCCCAAAGCCAGCCCAATTGCCTCAGCTCCGACATGAGGCTCAGAAGTAAAACCGTAAGGTTCGAAGTGTTCCACCGATTCTCTGATGTCGCCACCGAGAAGCTGAACCTGCAGCGTTCGAAGTCTTCGGGCTCCGTTCTTGGCCGAGACCGTCGCTCTGTTGATTAGATCTTTAAGATTCATTTTCTTTAGGCAAAAATAAACCCGCCGAATTTGGGCGGGCGTGTGAGTTTTTTGACTCAATGTACTTTTCGTGGAACTCCGGAGAGAATGTCTCTGATTGCCTCTTCTCGTGTAGCCACGCGGTCTTGATACATCCGAGCAGTAATTTCATTCTCCAGAGCTTCTTTGAAGATCTTTTCGTCCATCTTGCGCTTTTGCTCGGGACTGACGTATACCATCCCTTTCATATCTTCTTCAGTAACATGAAGTGCTGGGTCTTTGTAATTCGGGTCGAAGACCCAGTCTTGCTGTCCTTTTTCATTAATGAAATAACGCACATCAGCTGACGCACTGTTCGCGACTGTCAGTAAGAAAAATACGAGCAACAACCGAATCGGCATGTCAACCTCCGAGAGATACTTCAAATTTTACCAGAGTTGATCTTTATTTCCGACAGGTTTGATGTGTCCCCGATAACCTTACTGTCCTTCTCTTCCAGCAATCGAAATGTTTGAGGTGAGACGCACGTGAGCTCGACAGTAGATCCTGCAGACGACAGACTGTATCCAATTCTGCTAATCAATAACGGTGTATTTTTTATTTCCAGTAAAGAATCGGAAATACTAACCTTGGTATTAACCTTCCACAGCTCGCCGTTACTCTGCCGCCAGCCTTGAACTTTGTAGTTCAATGTATCGGACTCTCCTGCCTTCACATCTTTGATAATTCCCGCTTTTTTCTGAAGAATTTCTGTTGATGCATTACCAGATTCTTGTTTAACCAACCATCTGGGACGTCTGACTCCCGAGTCCCGAGCCGTCGCTGTAAGATGGTTTGCCGATACCGGAAGTTCACTTGTAGGATTAGCTGCCTGTCCCAATGTTACGTAGTCGCTGAATCGCTTAGAGACATCCTGAGTTCGTTTGCCTTCAAGAATATTCTTCCCAAGTTCCAATATGTCGTGGGCGATGCCTCCCGAGCCGGCTTGGGCGATGACCAAGTTGCCTGCCTCGTCATCCGTAAGCAAAATTCCGTTTTTCTGAAGATATCGAGTAATGGCAGAACCAACGGTTTCCGTCGGAGAAAACTCGAGATTTCTCCTGTCTACCGACTTCACTTGATCCACAACGCCGATTCCAAACGGTTTGCAGACTGCCTTTAAATTCTGCTCATGCGTCTGATTCTTGTAGGAGTTCGCCATCCCGTGGGGCATGCAGCAGTCCTGCAGGTCAACCGTCTTACTGGCGCCTGAAATCGTAACGCTGATTCCTGAGGCCGAATAACTGACTTCTCGTTTGGTAACGTAACCGGTCAAGATCGGCTCGCCGTCGATAAAAACCTGCACTTCATCCTGAGGCTGAATGCCTATCGTTAGATCTTCTTTGCTTCTGGTTGACCTAACCGAGAAGGTTCTGGCCAGACTTTGAAGCGTACAGGCAATACTCACATCCAGCCAGTTCTCGTATTTTCTGCCGTTGACAAAAAGAGTTACGGTGTTATTTAATTTGGATTTGTTTTGCATATAAATAAAAAGATGATTGAACCGCCAATTCCTCCGGACGAACTTGTTGAATCCTTTGACAGATCAAGCGAGAAACATAAGAAGCGCATGGAGTTCAGTGCCAAAATGATGGACTATGTCATAAATGGAAATCGTCAAGAGCTGCTTGCAGGCATTGATGCCATTCGCAAAGATTTTCAAGAAAACACTCGTCAGATCGCCGAAGAGTTAAGTAAATCATCCTCACGAACCGCATGGAAAATAGCTATCTTCAGTTTATTCGGAGGCTTTCTGCTAGGCCTTTTTGCCCAAGACTTTAAGGCAATCGTATTCCAAGCGTGTAAAACACTAGCCAATGCAATACAGCCCGTAAAAGAGGCTCCCAAAACATTACCGCCGGCGCTCCAACCAAAAGAAAAAGCAGAAACGCCGAAATCTGAATAACGATCCAATTATTCCAATTAATTTTCATAGCTTATTTCTCATCCGTTTACTCTTACAGCAGCCTTTAGAACCTCAAATATCAGCTCTAAGGTAATCGGAAGCGCTCGCTCTTTCGCGGTGTCTTTGACTTTTGCCCAGATACCTTGATTTCTAAGAGCGTCCAACGTATCCTGCCCTTTCATAGTTAAGCGGGGGAACAAACCGGTCAAGGTAAATGCCGTGCGATTCAATATATTTATTTCGCATCCGGCTATCATCCCGGAATCTTCCATCAGCAGCAATTGAGCTAAGACCATGGCTTTGAAATGATCGGATTCTTTTTTCCGCTCTTGCCATTGTTCTTCAGACTCATCCAATCTTCTCTCAACTTTTTCTGCCATCAGCCCCGACAGATACTCTTTAATGGTTTCATCTTCGAATTTCTGCAGGAGCTGTTTTATTAACATCCAATCACGCTTCATCTTTGACTCACTCATTCAATAACTTCAACGGTATTGACGGCACAAAACCTGAGTGCCGTATCTTATTTCTTCCGACGATCTCTAATTCGCGGGTCGAGTCTCCGTAATAGTCATAGGCCAGCACCAATGCCGGAGTAACAGCCGATGGCGTAAACGTTACAAGTCGAGCCTGATTTTCAGCTCGCTGCGTTATCGCCTCATACACTGAAGAATGCGCCTGACTTAATGCCTCAAAGACCGAATCGTTTTGAGTTTTAAACATCTCTGCGTCAATCGCTTCCAGGATGTTGTCCCTCACCTGAATTAAATCGTCGTACGGGGCAGTTTGAACCACGGCTGAAGCATCTACCCGATCATTTTCCGAACCAACTTCTGAAGCAGCCAAAACCGCGTTTGATAATGCCGCCTGCCGTACCAAGGTTTGGACTGCTGCATCGGCATTCTCGATCCTCTCGCTTGTCGTTCTCGAAGCCACGGCCGTCGGTTTGGAGCTGTTCAGCGAATTTTCTTTCGTGAGCTGGCTGAATCGGTTAGCCACATTGCTCCAAGCGCATATCGTTGAAGCAAAGCCCTGCAGGCCCAGCGTATCTAAAACTCTTTGTCCCAAAGATTGCGGTGCTCCGCTCACCAAGGTAATCGCATCATTGGCCAAATCGGCCAGGTCATCAGCGAGATCAAAAGCCTGATAAATTCGAGACAGCGAGTCTTCCGAGAAGAGCTTGGCAAAGTCTTCTCCCACCGTCTTTTTCACGAAATCCTGGCACCCGGAGATATCAAATTTTTTAATAAACTCGTCAAAATTTGCGTTCGTCAGTGCTGAGGCCGCTTTTAAACACCGTCCCCCGGCATCCACTATCGAGTTCGGAAACTCTAATTTCCCGCTTTCAACAAAAGAGAGTGTGACGGTGGAAAGTCGGTTTGACTCAAAACGCGGAGAAGTGAGATCAACTGCCACTACCTCCATGGTGCCGAGCCACGGATGGATAAGCCTTCCTGCTCCCTGTTTTTCGCATGCCGCTATCAACCGCTTCATCCGGGTAATGTAATCAGCTCCTATGACATAGGCCGTTACGGTGATTGTTCTTTTTGAGCGCCCCAGATCCTCAGTAAACGGCGTATCTCTCTGAGGATACTCAAAGGTCTGAGTTCTTCTGCCTACTTTGAAGTCGGAGCTTGTTACTTCAAAGGGTACGCCTCTAAAGGAGGCTCGCCTTAATTCCGGTGCATTCATTAGTCGGTCAACCCCTCTACTGGATAGTTTTGAGTTGAAGCAGAGAAATCCCCGCCGCTCGAGTCTTGCTTATTGACTTGAGCCTCGGTTCCGTTCGGAATCTTTACGACCACTTCCAGACGGTTATCCACTTCTGTTTTCTGAGTTGGGAGCCCTCTGCTCATCGCCGCTGCTTCTGAAGAACTCATCATCGGAGCAGGCCTCTGAGGTTTCGCCTCTTCTCTGGAGAGTCCGAGCATTTCTCTGGCAGAGCCTTTAATACCCTCCCAAGACAGCTTTTTCTTGATATTTTCCCACGTCTCTGACAGGCCGGACCAAAGCGCACGAATATTCTTACAGGCGTTATCCCATGCAAGAGAGAATCCTTCAGGAAGTTTGCTTAGGACCTTGGATAAATCCGGAAACGTTTTCTTGAACCAAGCGGAAATTTCATCCCAGTTCTTCCATAGTGCAATGCCGGCAGCTATCGCTCCTCCGATGATCCAGCCCCATGGGCCGAAGGCCGTGGTAATTGCCGCCCCAACCCCGTAAAGGGATTGCCCAAGGCTAATCATATTGCCGACAAGCGTCAGACCAATTAAAGCTCCGAACCCTTTGATTATGGTGTCCCAGCCGCCGATAGAGTCCACAAAATTCATGACCCCGTCAATCAGATTAAAAACCCCGTCAACCGCTTTTTCAAAGTCAATTTCGGAGACAGCCTTGGAGATTTTTTCGAATATGGCTTCCAGCCTTTGGGTAATCAGATCCTTGTTGGCTACAACCCAATCCTGAATCCTCTTTACAATCGTTTCGATAACGGGTGCAAGCGACGCCCCGATGGTCGCCGACACTCCGTCTAAGACTTGAGAGAACTTGCTCATAGTATCGGTTAAATGAGCCGAGTCAGCTGCCATCTTATCGTTCATCACGATGCCCAGCTTCTCGGCTTCATTGCCCATATCATCAAGTCCTGAGGCACCGCTCTCAAGAACAGGAATCAGCTGTTTAGCCAAATCATCACCGACAGCAGCCGTTAAAATTCTGAGCCTGACCGCCGGAGACTCATTGTTCTTAACAGCCTGCGCGAGGTTGCGCATAACATCAGCCGCGTCTCGAATATTTCCTTTGGAATCCTTCAGAGAGACGCCCAATCGCTTAAAAATAGCTGCCAGTTCCTTATTTTCTCCTCTGGCAGCTTTCCCCATGTTATAGGTAAGCTTTACCAAGGCCTGATCCATCTGCTCGGCTGACATTCCTCCCAAACCCGCGGCATAACGAAGTTTCTGTAAGGACTGAACGCTGACGCCGGCCCTCTTGCTTGCCTTATCGATAGAGTCCCCCAGGGAAGTAAACTTGTCTACCGCGGCCTTTAAACTAAAGCCTCCCACGCCTCCCAAGACTGTCAGGGGAAGTGCAAACTTTGATGCCAATGCTGCAGATGATTTTCCAAGAGCAGAGAAGGAGCGCCCGATCTTGCCGAAATTAGCATCAATTTTCTTCAACGCCGGGCTTATCTTATCGGTCGCCGATAGGACGGCCTTGAGACTGTATTCTTTTCCTGCCATTTTTTATCTTCTTCCATAATGCGAAGAGCCTCTTTCGCAAGTTCAACTACCCGCGAAAAAGGCTCTTTTGACAGTTCAGTAGGTCTTTCACTCCAGAATCGAGCCGTGTTGTAAAAGACCTTCACAGCCATTTTCTTCTGCCCTACTCCGTATCGGTAAAAAAATCGGATACCTTTCGGATTAAAGCCATCGCATCTCTAATTCCGAGCTGGCCCACAGCTTCGTCTGAAAGACCGGAACAGGTCACAACATACTTTCTAAGCAGGCTTAATTTTTCGTCCGGAGTAGATGCGTCCCCGGGAAGACCCATTGCGGAGATTTCGTTAAAGGTCGGTTCTCTCAGATCAACCTTCTCAATTTTGTTGCCCGATACCGTGATCGGAGCTTTCAGCTTATAAGTCTCAATCATGACCATCTCCCGTTGGTTCCGACAAATTTCATGCCGACGCTGCCTGCGTCGCTGTCAAAATTCATCTCTCCTTCGATAAAAGCTTCTGAGAGCGTATAACTCTTACCGTTGGCTAATTCCGCAACGACGGTACCTGTATCCATGTTTGAGAGTTCCTCGATCGGAAAATCCTTATCCATGAGGAAAGTGCCGTCGATATAAGGAGCTATCGGAGTCTCTTTGTAGTTAACCGACCCGTTCGTTGAAACAATGGTTTCTTTTGTGGTCTTTGAAAGCGGGATAGTGAGCCCTCCTTCAATATCGAGCGTCCTGCCGTTGACTGTGATGTGGCAGATTCCTGCAATTCTTGGCATTAAATCACCTCTTATTCATTAAATTGAAGACGGAACTGAGCCAGCACGGCAAAGACTCTTAACTGATTGACCAAGTCCGGCGGCAGAAGGACATCCACTCTGTTTGGATCATCTTTGTTTCTTTCAACAATGAGATACTTGGCGAACAAGTCGGCATTTTCGACAATCGCCTTGTCTTCGAGCTTGGTGTACATCGCAATGAGCTCGCCCCTGATGATGGACGGCGTGACAACGGCTTGTCCCGCTCCGAATCGCGTTCCGTCGCTGGCGAGTTTGTGCCGCGGATACTTGCTCGTAATACAGCTTCTCAAGGCGCGAATGATGTAGGCCAGCGTGTGCAGCGTCTCGGAATCTAAGTACGAGTTGTCTTCATCGCCGAATCTATTCTTTTGGTACGTCGTAATTGCCCTTTCCACCCTCATATAGCCGGATTCCGTGTACTCGGTAGCAATGCCGTTTGTCAAAAGAACCTGACGCTCACTCATAGTAAAACGCTTGCCGTGAGGTGCAGAGGTGATCCCGATTAGCTCTAAAGTCTGAGTGGGACGCGCCGGATCGATAGAAAGCTTGGCTGCGTTCTGAGCTCCGTAGGCTGACAGCACCTCAATTGCCAAAGACGGGACATCCGGTTCGAGTCCGATAATCGTGGCGTGCTGATCGTTACGGGTTGCTCCAAACTTCTGCAGATCGTTAACGGAGCCCCTCTTACAGGTGTAGACATGTCCATACTGCTGCTTGTCATAGGCCCAGCGGCCGCTCGTATCGTTCATAGTCTCTTTGAAATAATCCAAAGAAACCGTGTCCGAATAGGGCATCAGGATAAAGTCGTACGGGTCATCACCCATAATTTTGGAGAATTCAAGAGTAGAGAAATCCGGCGCGCCGGTGCCTCCGGCCATGGCTGTGATTTTGACACTCAGCCCTTCAGGCGTCTCCTCTCCGGCCCCGTAGCCCTGAATATTGAGTCCTAAAGCGATGTCGTTGCCATTGGCGCCCTTATTCTTCGCGCTGACGGTAACGTAGCCCTCTTCTACTTCCGCATCCTCCTCACTCGCAGAGGCTTCTGCCGTAACCGGAAGATCGGGTTTTCCGTTAATCGCAGACGCGATTGCAGATGCTACGTCAGCAGGCGCATCATCCACACCGACCGCTACCTGAACTCGATCGGCTCCGATATAAACGCTCAAAATGCCGGCTAAGGTAGGAAGACCCGATACTGTATACGTGCCCGAAGCAGCTGTTGCCGCTTCCGGATCACTTAACGGAATTGCCCAAACCTGACCTGCAGGATCGTTTTTGCGATAAACCGTGTTCATTCTGGCCAGCTCAGAGCCTCGACCAAAAAGGTCCTTCCCTTGGCTGTCGCCGGTGACAAGAACCGGAACGAGAGGTGTCGCCTTACCTTCTGTCATTTGGCCAATTAAAAGAGTGGTCTGAGTCGAACTGGCCAAATTAGCCATCGAATTATCCACTTCGGCATAAAAAAGCGGCGTTCTCACGTCGCTCGGAATGTTGTTAAATGAAATACTCATTGAGTTTTCTCCAAATCAATTAAAACTTTTGCTTCAATCCTGCCGTCCGGACGGCCCTTCTCGGCAATCACATCGATATCGGTGTACATCCGGAGGAACCTTCCAAGTCGATCGATGTCTGCTCCGTGACGGGTTTCGTTATCGTTGATTTCGTACTGACAGGAGAAATCCAACTGGACGGTCAATGCCGCGCGATTAAGATCAAGGACGGTAAGAGACTCAAACTGAATCCAATCTCTGCCGGCCTGAATATCGTCGGCTCCCAAAATGGCTTTAAAGACTTCTTTTTTGAGATCGACCGACCGCTCCCAGGCTGTCAGACCCTGCTCATC